CTACCGATGCCGTTCCAGATACTGCTCCACCGCTTTCACGAGTTCATCAGGCAAGCCCGACCCCTTTTGGCGCCCCAAGTACTCTTGTAACGCCTTTTCGATGATCCAGCTTTGCGTGCGTCCCTCGCGCTTGGCGGCGTCTTGCAGTTGCGCCAGTAGTTCCGGCGACATACGAACACTCGTTGTCACGTTCCCACCGTCACTGCCCGTTTCGGACATAGACACCACCTCCTCGATTAACGAGTATAGACATTTCCCTTCACTACGGATTATATAACGTCATATCGTGGCGTGCAAGGAAGTGGCCCATCCATTTTACACGAATAGAACAGAATTTCTACATGGGTTCGAGTCGGCCGGTATTGTCCTGAGGGTGGTGCTGTGGCACAATTGCCAGGTGATTGAACGGGAGCAACCAATGACCAGAACCATACTTACCCTACTTGGAACCGTTGTGCTTGTGTGCTTGTTGGCGGCGTGCGGCACCTCGTCCGAGCCGGAGCTATGCCGCGACACGGCCGCCGACTACCTCGACGCGGCCGATGCCCTCAATGAGCGCTGGCTGGATGCGGTGGAATTGGCCGGCAGTACGCCCAGGATCGCCCTGGGCCCGGTGGTGGCTGACATGCAGGCAATCCAGCGGGAAGCCGAGGCGATGGATGTGCCCGAGTGCGCGGCCGTGCTGCACGAGCGGCTACTGGCGTCAATCGATCCTGTCGTTGCCGGGTTCCTAGAATTTATGAGCAGCGGTGATACGGAGTTGGTTAACCTCACCCTGGAGCTGGGCGCTCTGCATTCCCACGACTTCAACACCGGCCACGCCGCGATTATGGCCGGCATCGACCTGACACCGGTGCCGTAGCCCGCCTGTTGCAGAATCACAACGTTTGCTGCCCTCCTAGACCATCCGTGCTATAATCTGAGCGCTCCCTCTCTTCTAAGCGAACAGAGGCGGCCGCCCGGCCGTCTCTGTTCACACCCTTGCTCATTTACTTGAATAGACCATCCGTGCTATAATGGCCGTCATGGGCGTTTTGTTTTGAAACGTTATTGGTCCGGGGCGACCAGTGGACACGCCACAGGGTTTCCGGTTTTCCGGTCTATAAAAATGGGGACTAAAGTCAAGCCAGACCAGATTATCACCGCCATTGAGAATGCCGGCCCGAAAGCGACCTATGCCCAGATCGCGGCCGCGTTGGGGGTTGATTCGCGGACGCTTCGCAACTACAAGGCCCGCTGGAAAACGGTAGCCGTCGCTCTGGAGGACTTGCGCGAAGACCGCCACGACTTCGTTGAGAGCAAACTCATGGACGCAATTGAAAACGGCAACATCGCGGCCATCATCTTCTATGCCAAAACGCAGATGAAGGACAGGGGCTATGTTGAGCGCCAGGAGCTAACCGGGGCCGATGGGAACGATGTCACCATCCGCGTCGTCTACGGGGACGATGGAACTGACGGTTAGCCTGCCACGCCCACACGCCAAGCAAGCGGCCTTCATGCGTAGCCCGGCCAAGCGGAAGGTCATTGTCGCCGGCCGGCGCGGCGGCAAGACGACCGGCGCGGCCACGCTCGCAGTTGAAGCCATGCTCAACGGCCGCCGCGTACTGGAGGCCGCACCCACGGCCGACCAGACCGACGCTTTTTGGGATGCGTGCGCCAGGTCGATGGCGGCTCTCATTGCGGCCAAGACGGTCTACAAGAACGAATCCCGACGTATCCTCGAAATGGCCCACGGCGGCCGGATCAAGACCAAGACGGCTTGGGATGCGGACAGTTTGCGCGGCGACTATGCCGACCTGCTCATCCTCGACGAGTACAGCCTCATGGCCCCGGATGCCTGGAACGAGGTTGGTGTGCCGATGTTGCTGGACAACAACGGCGACGCGGTGTTCATCTTCACACCCAAGCGAAAGAATCACGCGCACGCCCACTACGTGCGGGCGCTGGGTGACACCGGCGGCCGCTGGGCGGCGTGGCACTTCACCAGCCACGACAACCCGCATGTGAGCCAGGAGGCGTTGGACGACATCACGGCCGACATGACCGAGGACGCCTACCGTCAAGAAATCCTCGCCCAGTTCCTCGACAACGAGGGCGCGGTGTTCCGGAACATCGCGGCGTGCGTTAACGCGCCGATGGGCGCCACGCCGGCCGACCACGGCACACATACCATTGTCGCGGGAACGGACTGGGGCAAGCATCAGGACTATCACGCCACATCGATTGGCTGCGCTACATGCCGGGTGGAACTGGAGCTCTACCGCGAAAAGTCAGTCGATTACGTCTATCAACGAGAGCGGACGGAGCAACTGTTCGGCCGTTGGGGCGTGGCGTACGCGTTGGCTGAGACGAATGCAATGGGTGAGCCGAATCTGGAACTGTTGCAGGCTGCCGCTCTACCTGTCTACGGCTTTGCGACAACGGCTCAGAGCAAGCCGCCGCTGATCGAGAATCTCAAGCTGGCCCTGGAAGCGGTCGAGTGGCAGTTTCTTGACGTGCCTGTGGCGACAGGCGAACTGGAAGCATATGAACAACGGGTGTCGCCTCACACAGGGCGAAGTACCTATAGCGCACCCTCGGGGGTGAATGACGACACAGTCATGGCGCGGGCTATGATGATTCGCGCGGCGGGAGAGGCTGCCGGTCAGGAGCCGGTATCAATAAGGGGATTCAATTATGCTCAACGCAATGTCTCGCGTCCTTCCGGCCGCTAACGGCCGCGGCGACGCAAACCCGGCCACCATCGCTTTCCTGCGTTGGCTGGCCATGGATTATGAGGCCCAGCAACGACACTACTCCCGGCTGCGGGCGTGGTATGACGGCAAGCACCGCGTACCGCTCACGGCCCGGCAGGCCGAGTACCTGGAGACGGACGAATTCGACTGGTCCATTAACTACCTGCGTCTGCCGGTTGACCTGTGCGTCGAGCGACTAACGATCGAGGGGTTCGACGGCCCGGCCGGTATCGGCGGCGACGACGGGTTACTGGCCGAGTGGTGGACGTCCGGCCGCATGGATTCGCTACAGGCGCAAGTCCATCGCGCGGCCGTGCGCGACGGCGACACGTATTTGCTCATCGAGTGGGATGGCGAGAACAACCGGCCGGTGTTCAGCCACGAGCCGGCCTTCGACGGCACAGAGGGGATGAAGGTCCACTACCTGAGCAACCTCAAGCGCGAGATGACCATGGCGTCCAAGGTCTGGGCCGAATCGTGGTTTGACGGCGACGGCCGCGTGCAGACGGTACAGCGGCTCAATTTGTATATGCCGGATCGCGTTGAGAAATACATCAACTCCGGCCGCGGCTGGGTGCCCTACGTGGAGAATGACGGCGACCCGTGGCCCATCCCGTGGCCCGTCGGCATCATCCCCGTCGTGCACTTCCGCTGGCAGGATGACGGCGGTAACTGGGGCGAGAGCGAGCTCGAGAACCTGATACCGGTTCAGGAGATGATCAACAAGGCGGTGCTGGACGAGGCCGAGGTGGCCGACTCGGACGCCTTCCGCAAGATGGTTATTTCCGGCGTGACCCTGGACAGCAGCACCCCCATCTCATTCCAGGTCAACAGCATCTTGAACATCCCGGCCGGGCCGGGCGGCACAACCCCGACGATCACGGTCATCCCGCCGGGCGACCTGGGCCAACTGCGGGAGCGCATCAATGACTATATCATTCGCATCGCACAGCTCGCCCACATCCCGCTGCAGTATTTCCAGGTCACCGGGCAGATTGCATCGGCGGCAACGCAAGCGGCCGATGACAGCCAACTCGTAGCCAAGGTGGCGGCCGGAGCGGTGGCGCTGGGCAACGCCTGGGAAGATGCCATGTACATCGCCCTGAAGCTGAATGCCGTCTATGGCGACGGCAGTGACCTGGCCCGTGGCGAAACCATTGAAACGCTCTGGGCCGACTTCGAGCGCGTTGACAAGATGGCCAATGAGGAGCGGCGCGCGACGGTGGTAGCCGCGCTGGTCAACGCCGGGGCGAGCTTGCCCGGCGCGCTGCGGCTCGTCGGCTACCCGGAAGGGGACATAGAGGCCATGCTACAGTCCGACACGGTGACGGGGGTGCGGCCGTGAGCAAGCGTAAGGTAACACCACTCGGCCCGGCGCTGGACACGCCCGACGAGGATCTGGACATCCTGGCGCTCATCACGCCTGAGGATATCGAGCTGGCCAAGGCCGATAGCGTCGGCCGCGCGGCACCGCGCGGCCGGGCATTGCTGAATGCGGAGCGCGCCGACCAAACGCCACCGGAGAGTGACTAGTGCCCTATCGCTGGTTGCCTGAGGCCGGCGTGACCGGCCGCTATCGCGACACGGCCACCGGCCGTTATGTTTCCGGCGCAGTCGTGCGCCGCGAGCTTGACCGCTATCTGGATAGTGATGACCCGGCGCGGGCGGTGGTCGAGGCGTTGCGCGGCCGGTCAATCTCGCTGGCTGACTGGGAGTTGGCCATGCGGCGCCACATCAAGAACGTCCACCTCAACGCCATCGCCCTGGAGCGGGGCGGCTGGGCCAACATGCGGCCTGAGGATTACGGCCGTGCCGGGCAGATCATCCGCGAGGAGTACGGCTACCTGAAAGGGTTTGCCGCTGACATCGCCGCCGGCCGGCAGAGAATGGACGGCACGCTTCCTCGTCGGGCGCAGTTGTACACCCAGGCGGCGCGGGAGACGTTTTACAAGAGCAAGCACGCCAATCGAGCGGTGGGCATTGATATGGTGCGCAGCATCCGGCACGCCCGCGACAGTTGTTCGGAGTGTGTCTCACTGGACGGCAAGTGGTTCAGGATAGGCGACCCGGCCTACAAATTGCCGGGGCAGCGTATCTGCCTCAGCAATTGCCGGTGCAGCGAAGAGCTGGGCCGCATGACGGCCGAGGGGAGTATCGAAGGTGTGGAGGCCATATGATTGACGCGGAACCGCCCTGCTCGGCAGCGCCGCCGCCGGACATCCTGCCCAAACCGCCGGACACGTCCCAAACGACCGCCTTGTGGATCGTCTATCTGCAACGCCGCCGCGAGGCGCTCATCATGGAGCTGCGGGCACTGGACCGGGCGCTGGGACGGCCGCAAACCATACCGGAGCGGACGCGCTAGGGCTATTGCGTTAGCAAGAACATCCGTGCTATAATGCGGTGTGGGTCGATAGCGGCCCGCGACAATTTACCGTCACGTGAAGACATGGGGCGGCTACCTGAAACCATCGGGTAGCCGCCCCTTTTTGTGTTTAACGGCCAGGTGCCGATGGAGAACGCGATGACAGACGACACGGGCCAGGCGCCCACCCCGGAACCCCAGGCGGGCGACGGACAGCAGGCAGTATCGGAACAACCACAAGCTCAGGAACCGGCCACCGTGTGGACGCCGGAGACCGCAGCGGCCGAGATCAAGGCGCTGCGGGCCGAGGCGGCCAAGTATCGCAAGGAGCGAGAGGCGGCGGTCAAGGCGCAAGCGGATGCAGACGCGGCACGACTGGCCGAGCAGGGCAAGTACAAGGAGTTGTATGAAGCCACGCAGGCCAGACTGTCCGAGTTTGAACCGCTCAAGGAGCGTTACGACACGGTGATCTCGCAAGTCCAGGCGGCGAACGAGGCGCGTATCAAGGCGATTCCTGAAACCATGCGCTCCCTGGTACCTGAGTATGACGACCCGCTGAAGACGGCCGCTTGGCTTGACGCCAACAGCACGGTCTTTCAGAAGGTGCCGCCGCCGCAACTGGACGGCCGCGCCGGAGGGCATGGTGGTGGTTCGGTCACCGTAACAGATGATGAGGTTCAGGCGTTCGCCACGCGGATGGGCATTCCGGTCGAGTATGTGGACCGGGCCACGCTGGCGAAGGCGTACAAAGGATAAAGAAACATGGCACTTGGGAGACCGACAAATTTGGCTTTGATTCGTCCCCTGGGCAGTGGCGACAACAAGGCGTTTGTCCGCAAGGGCACGCTGGGCGCCACGACTGAGGCGGGCGAGGTCGTTGCCTTGCAATCAGACGGCAAATGGGATCCGGCGATTGCGACCGGCGTCGTGAAGACGGTCGGCATTGCCGTCCAGTCCGGCGGCGACGGCGACGCCATCGACATCGTGACCTACGGCCCGGTGGAGTGCATGACCGGCGCGACCATCGGCGGGCTGATTTACGTCAGCGATACCGCCGGGGAACCGGCCGAGACGGCGGGCACGAAGACGACCATTATCGGGTATGCGGAGACGGCGACGGTTCTGTTCGTCCGGCCGCAGGTTGTGTCGCTGAGCTAGCGCCTAAAGGAGAAATGAGATGGCAATTTTAGGCAACCGCGATACACGCGACAACGTTGTTCTGACCGGCATTGACGCCGCGTTGCTGGACAAGTACCGTCTGGCCGACGGCACGACCTACGAGCAGGTCGTGGCCCTGGCCAACAGCGTGCTGTCCGGCTTCAACGGCGGCTTGCTGAATGACCCGTTCTGGTCGCTGATGGTGTCCTACACCGATCGGCCGGACACGACCTACAATGTGGGCAATACGGCCAGCATGGTCGCCCACACCGAGTACGGCCGCCCCGACCCTGAGCGGGCCGATCGCGCCGGCCACATGCTACCCCTGCGCAAGTGGGACTACATGTTGGGCTGGACGGCCGACTACCTCGAAGAGGCGCGGATGCCCGACATCGAGGCTGATCTCGCTATGGCCGTGGAAGCGGCCTCCAACCGGTGGCGCATGGCGCTGCTCGGCCGTCTGTTCAAGCGCGGTGACGACAGCGGCGCGGCCAACGGCCTGAGCACCACGGGCCTCTCGCCCGGATTCGCCACGGCGGCCGCCTCGACCGGCGTTGACTTCGTGCCGCCCTCCTACGGCGGGACCACGTTCACCAGTGCCCACGAGCACTATGTGGCTATTGCCGGTGGCGCGTTCACCGCGGCCGTCTTTACGGACGCCAAGGCCGAGCTGCAGGAGCACGGCCACGAGCCGCCCTTTGAGTTCATCATCGGGCCGTCCGACGAGACGACGGTGAGCGGCTTGACCGGGTTCGTCGCGGTCAACGAGGCGCTGATCAACCAGGCCATCACCTCGGCCACGGCCACCTTCACGGGTCAGGCCATCATGGGCAAGCGCCCCATCGGCGCCATCGAGGGCTTCCGGGTCTGGGTTGTGCCGGGCGTGCCGCAGTATTACGGCTTCGGCTGGAAGAGCTACGGCCGCAATTCGCTGCGCAACCCGCTCGCCGTGCGGCTGCCGGAAGGCGCCCGTGCGCCGCAGTTGCGGATGTTCCGCGACCACAACAACCCCGGCATCTACGCGATCCAGAACCTCATGACCCAGATGCACTTCGGCGTCGGCGTCAGTGACCGGACCAACGGCACGCCGCGCTACGTCAACAATGCGAACTGGGCTGACGGCACGGCGGCTTAAGGTTATGGGCGAACCCATCACCGTCTACGATGCTGACGGTACGGCGCTCATTGTCAACGGTGCGGCGCACCTGGCCGAGCTTCTGGCGTCGGGTGAATGGTCTCTAGACCAGCCCGAAGCCAAGAAGCCGGTCACGAAAGCGAAGACCGAGGACAAGAAGCCGACCGGCAAGAAGTAGGCACAGGAGGCCGCCGTGGAATTCACATACGACGAAGGCCACGGTACAGACCGGGACCGTGTACGGTTTGCCATTGGCGACACCGTATACGGTCACGGGCCGCGACCTGACAACGGCAACTTCAGCAATGAGGAGCTGGACGCGCTGCTGACCGAGTACGGCAATTGGCCTTGCGCAACGGCGGCGGCGTTTCGGGCGCTTCACGCGGCCTGGGCCGTCCGGCCCGTCTTCGGTCCCGGCGAACTGTCAACCACTCACGCCAATGTTGCCGCCCAACACGAACGGGCGGCGGCGTACTGGGCCGGCCGTTGTGCCGACACTCAGCCGGCCGTTGTGCCCGTGGCCCGCTTCATTGCGGTGAAACGGGTTGACGGCTACACCGACAACCGCACCGAGTACAGCACGGACACGCTATAGCCATGATTGAGTTCACCGTCCACATCAACCGGTCAGTCCCGGCCAAGCGGGCCATCCCGACGTTCGCCGTCATGGAACGGATCATCAACGACGCCCTGACCGAGTGGGCCACAGAGACGCTCGACGGCGACTTGTACGGCACGCAGAACTACGCGCCGCCGCCGCCCAATAGCACATATGTTCGCACCGGGCGACTGGGGGCGAATTGGGGGCTGCGCCGGGCGGGGAAGCTGTCGGTGGCGTTCACCAACGCGATGCCTTACGCCGGGTACGTGGTCGGCGGTAACGACGGCGGCGGGCAGGCGGCCATCCACGCCGGGCGCTGGTGGATCGCCTACAAGCGTATCAGCGACCGGACAGACAAGCTGGTCGAGAAGATAGAGCGCAAGGTGGACGTGCTATGAGTATTGCCGACTTTGCCAACGACCTGGCGGCGGTTGTGCTGCCGGGGGTGCGGACGGTCTACCCGGACTTGCCGCGCGAGTTGACCGACCGCGAGCTGCCGGCCAGTTGGGTGGATATGCCGTCGGCAACCATCCGGCCGGGCGACATATACGGGACGTTTGCCGAGTCGGGTGTCAGTTACGGCGCTCAGCTATTCGTGGCCGTCAGTCCGGTGACTGAAGGGCTGCCGGGCGACCAGCGCGCGGCCATGTTGGCAATGGCCGCAGGGATAGAAGCATGGGCAAGAGAAACGATTTACGAAGTGACGATTCAGACCGCGCCCCGGCTGCCCGTGGGAAGTCGGGAGTATCGCGGGGTAGTGGCGGCGGTGACGCTGGCCGATCTGACATGAGCTACACCGTGCTTATCGAATGCCGCAATGACAAGACCGGCGGGGCGTTTCAACCCGGCGACAGCGTGACGGCCGCGGACTTTCCGCAGTCGGTCATCGACGCCTGGCTGAAAGCCGAGCCGCCCATACTGGAGGTGGACAATGGCCGCTAACCCCAACACGGGCAAGACCACGAGCCGCTATCTCCGCTTGTTGGCCGGGGGCTACAACCTGTCCTGTGACATGCGGGCGGTGAGCGGGTTCGGCGTGGCCTATGACCAGGCCGAGGTGACCGCCTGGTGCGACGAGGCCAAGCAGTATCTGAGCAGCTCCGGCGGTGTCATGATTGACGGCTTTCAGGCGCTGTTCAGCAACGCGCCGGTCGGTGTCGGACTGGACGCGGGTAGCCACATCGCCCTGGCCGATCTGGGTAGCCAGTATGTGAGCATCTTCCTCGGTGTGCGGGCTGCCCCGGCCGTGGGCGATGACACATTCAGCGCCGCCTTTGAACAAGGCGGCTACACGACCAGCCCGTCTATCTCGGACGCGGTGGCCGTGGACGCCTCGTTCTACGGTAGCGCGGTGCTGCCCTTGTCTACCTACGTCTGGGGCAAGGCGCTGGCAACCGGGGCGACCTGGAGCAGCACGACCAACGGCGTCAGTGTGGACAACGGCGCGGGCACGAGCAACGGCTACATCGCCTTTCTGCATGTGACCCAGACGGCCGGGGCGCAGGCGTCCAACAACTGGTCATTCAAGATTGAACACAGCACGAATGACAGCACCTGGGCCACGCTGGGGACTTTCAGCGTCAACGGCAGCGCCATTGCCGCCGACCGCCTGAGCGGTAGCGGCACGGTCAACCAATACACCCGGCTTGTCGGCACGCTCACGGCAGGCACGGCCCGCGTCTGGGCCACGATCATCAGGTTATAGGAGTTTGAATTATGGCAACGGGAAAAACCACAAGTCGGTACATGACGATTACGCTGGACGATTCCGGCGGCACGCCGCGCAATATCACTAACAGCGTGACCAGCATCGGCGGCATCGGCCTGGCGTTTGACCAGGTGGACGTGACTACGCTGGCCGACGCGGTGAAGCAGTATCTGGCGGGCCGGGGCGACGCGGCGATCTCGCTATCGGGGCAGTTCAATAACACGGCCGTCGCCGCCGCGCCGAGCGAATCCGGCGCCCATCCGGTCCTGTCGGGCCTGAACGGGGCCAACACGGCCGCGACGCTGACGATTGCCTTCGGCGTGCGAGCCGCTCCGACCACGGGCGATCCGAAGTTCAGCGGCGAGTTCACCTGCCTCAGCTACACGCTGAGCGGCGACTTGCAGAACCTGACCTGGAGTGCCGAGTTGAAACCGGCCTTTGGCGCGGCACAACCGGCCTGGGGCACCGTCTAATATGCCGACTGTCACGCTATCGGCCAAGGCCATCGAGCAGATAGCCGAGATCGGGGCGGGGTTCGGCTGGAAGTCGCCGGGGCAAATTGTCGAGCGGCTCATTGCCACGTTCCACCAGTCCTACACGGCCGAAGGGTTGCCGGATGGGTGGGCGCTGAAAGACGACCTGACGCTGGATGACCTGGAGAAGTATTTCAAGGTCTACGAGGCCGAGGGCGACGGCGGGGCATGGCACCAGCGCGGGCGGGCTATCCGGGCGGCAATCGCCGCCGGGTGGATCACTGCGCCGGTGGGGGTCACGCTGGACGCGGTGGCGGGGCTGAAGCCGCGTGAAGCGACGCTGCTCAAGAACGCCATCGACGCCTACTACACCCGGCAGACGGTGGCGGACCCAAACTCATGAGGGCCGTCGCCCGGTACGTATCGGGCGACGGTCCTATGCCCCGGTCGCTGACAAACGCGATCCGGTTGCGGCGCTACGGGGCGCCGTGGGAAGGTGGCTGGATGTCCTGGCCGGTACGGTGGCTGATTGACACCGAGACGGCCGAAGACGCCTACACCGCCCTGACCGAGGTCAACCGGGCCATGTCCCGGCTGGAAGGCGAACGGCTGGAAGAGTGGCGACGCGACAACGCCAAGATGGTCAAGCGGGCGCTGGAAATAGAGGCACTGCTAGACGAAGGCAACACCGACAATGGTTAAGCTAATCGACATCATCGTTGCCGGGAAATACACCGGGCAAAACGAAATGGGTAAAGCCAAGCGGGACGTTGAAGCGCTTGAGGGCGGGACCAAGAAAGCTGTCGGCGGGTTCAAGGCGTCCGGGGTGGCGATGAAAGCGGCGCTTGTCGGTGTCGGTGTGGCCCTGGGTTCAGTGGCTGGTTACGCCAAACTGGCCTGGGCTGAGCTGGAGCGCGGGGCGCAACTGGCCCGCACGGCCGACCAGTTTGACAACCTGGCCCAATCCATCAACAGCACCGCCGATGCCATGCTGGGCAAGCTGCGCGAAGCGACCGGCGGCATGATGAGCGACGCCGCGCTGATGGAATCGGCGGCGGGCATTATGTCCCTGGGCCTGGCTAAGACCGAAGACGGCGTTGTGCGCCTGGCGACGGTTGTCGGTGAACTCGGCTGGGACATGCAGCAGGTCATCCTGACGCTGGCGAATAACTCCAAGGCGCGCCTGGACTCGCTGGGGTTGTCGGTGGAGGACGTGACCGACCGGGCCAAGAAACTGCAAGAAGCCGGGATGAGCATGGATGAGGCGTTTGACCTGGCCGTCATCGAGGCCGGTGAAGCCAAGATTAAGCTACTCGGCAGCGCGGCCGATACCACCGCCGGGCAGATGAAGACGCTCATCACACAGTTCCAGAATGCGCGGGACGAATTTAGCATGGCATTTGTTGACGCATTAGCCGACGACCTGGGGCTGGCGGCTGACAATGCCGACGCGCTGGGCGAAGGGTTGCAGGCGGCGGCGGCGGCGGCGGCCGAGTTTGCCGCCGCGCCGGTTGGCGCAATTCTTAACCAGCTGGCGTCATTCGGCCAACAGTCGCAAATCGACAAGTTGGCCGAGCAGTTCCTGGCGCTGGGCGGATCCATGGATGTGGTTAACGACATCCAATTGGGCCTAGCCAAAGCCAACATTAAAACACCGTGGGGCGACGTGGAAGCGGGCGCGGCGGCCCTCGAAGAGATGACCCGGCAACTGGTACTGCTGGAAGACCAGCTCAACCACGAAAGCCCGGAACTCAAATTCCTTGACATGGCGAAGGTCAAGGAACAAATAGAGGACCTCCGCGACCTTACGCAACGGCCCGAAACGTGGTTCAAATCATTCGGCGCATCGGTTGCCAAGGCTGGGCAGGATACCCAGGGTGCATTCAAAGACCTGATCGACGGCGTGGAGCCGCTGGTCAAAAACTACGAGGCCGCGCTAGACGGGCTGGGCGCTATTGCCCGCGAGAACATGGATGAGGCTGCCCAAGCGCTGGAAGAACTCCAGCGCCATTATGCCGACGCGGCCGCGGCGATGGCCGGGGCATTCTCTTCCGCGCTCCAGGACGGCGGCATGCCCGACTTCGGCAACACCGACGCCATGATGGACGCGGCGTTCGGCATGGCTGAGGCGTTCGGCATTACCGCGCCGATCCTGGCTGACATCGGCGTCCAGATGGGCGTCATCGACGAAAAGACGGCCGATGCTGCGGGCAAGGCGGCGCTATTCCAGGGCGCCATGCAAGTGTTGCTGGGCCAGCTGACAAGCGGCGCGATTGACCCGACGCAATTCACGGCGGCGGTCGATGAGCTAATTACCAATCTGGCGAACAACACGGTCGTCGAGCTGCAGGTGGACCTGAAAGCGCGGCAAGAGAGCATCGACGACATCCGCAACATGGACTGGCTGCCGGAGGCGGCGCAAGAGGGGCTGATCAAAAACGCCGGGCTGGAGATCACCGTGGCCGATGAAGCGCTGCGGGAAGCCCTGGACCTGATTGACGGTATCCCCGACAACGACGAGAAGATCGTCACCTTCACGCCGGAAGCCGCTGAGGTGTTTAACGTCATCGACGAGATCACGGTAGCTATCCCAGAGATACCGGGCGTGGTGACGTTCGTGCCGGAAGCCTATCAGGTGGACCAGAAGATCAATGACCTGAATCAAACCCGCGTGACCATCTATGTGGACTACGTGCCGACCGGGGCGCCTACCGGGGCACCGGCAGGAGGTGGCGGCGGGGGCGCGCCGACATCGACACCGCGCGGCGGCGGCGGCAAGGGTACGGCGGCGGTCTCCGAACTCATCCGCGAGATTCAGCGGGAAGGGGTGGCGTGGTAA